ACGTAACCACCAACCTGTATAAAGTCACCCGCCTTATATGTGCCGTTGCTACTTAGCGCAAGGGTCTGAGTATTGGCTGCGGGTGTTGATGCAAGCGTTGCGGCTGTTGCCGTTCCCTGCATTTTAGTAAACCATTCTAAGGTCGGTGTATTAAAAGTAATGTTCTGCGGGTTTTGTCTGTCAGCGTTGTCAATGCTTTGTATAACGTCACGCACTTGCGGATAGTATAAAAAGTTATGAGGAACGACAGTAAACACCCAAGGTACGGACGTTAAGTATTGAGCAACTCTAAGCTGACCTGAACGGCTAACCTGTTGTCCCACCGTCCTGCGGTTATTAACCGTAAAGGTTTGATGTATGTCTAAAATTGTTTGGAAACTCATGTTCTACTCCGATTGTTCGTCAGACCTTTGTTAGCGTATTGGTTAGCCGCCCACACCGCCCTAGAACTTCCGTAGATTCTATCTTCGAATGATTTGGTGTCTATAGCGTCAATATAATTGTTAGTGATGTTAGTTACGCCGCCAAAGTCTCCAAGATTGTTGTTTGGTATAACTGTGCCAGAGCGACCGGGTACAAACAATTCAGCACCACGCTCACCAACAACGTAAGCCTCTCCTGCATTGGCTGTAGGGTGAGTTTCCAGAAACAGTACCACCGTTGGCACGAACTGGAAACGCTAACGCTCCTGCACCGCCTTCCAATGTTCCTGCACCGATTGTTGTTGCGCCGCCTATGCCCCCAGAAAAAGCACCCATTATTGCACCAATGCCCATGCGGAATAATTGCATAGCTTGCATCTTTAACTCAATCTTTATTAAGTCTTTAATTATGCTACCTGCAAAATCTTTAAATGAAAACTTACCGTTCTCTACAAAGTTATCTATAGCCGTAGACATTGCGCCTGTTAATGCGCCAAACATATCCTTTGCCATTGTTGCGTAATTTTCCGCATCTTCTGCGTATTGTTTAAAAGCTGTATTCCAACCAAAGCTAAATGTTTGTTGGGCTGCAATAGCTGATTCCTCTTGCTTACGGGCTAACTCAACATACATATCACCAAGCCTTTGTACGCTTCTGCTTGCTTGTCGTACTCAGCTAATACCTCAACACTAGCATCCCGTCCTGCGGCTGCCTCACGCTTGTCTGCTATCTCTTGTAGCTTCTTGCTTGTTGCATCTAAGACTTCGTTTACAGCTTCTTGTACTTTTCGCTCGTTCTCTGTTAGCCCTGCCATTTCGCTTTTAATTCTGAGCATATTTAAAGAATGAATGCGCTCACGCTCGTACTCGGCTGATAGCTTTTGCGCTTCAGCAAGCATATTGTCGGTCTTACCTGACTTTGGTTTAGTAAATCCTGCGGGTGCTTCTGGCTTACTTGGTGCGTCACCTTCTGCACCAAATTCGTCATATTGAAACATTCGTGACAATCTAGCGTACTCTACTGATTGCTTTGTCAAGTTAGTAAAGAATGCGGCGTTTGTATTTGTTAGTTTGTTATAAGCATCGGTAGCAAACTCTAAAGCATTCTTTCTATCTTCTAGGCTTTGCTTTAAGCCTTCGTAGACAGCCATTGTGTCAGTCACGCCAGACGGTGTGAAAAACTTTAATGCGTTATATAAAACAATAATATCATTGGCTACAACTCGAATCGAACTGCCTATTGCAATCATAGTACGAGCGACAAATACGCCTACGTCTACTATGTGTGCAAATGCAATAGCTAAGTTTTCAGCCCATCGAACGGCTTGTATGGCTACTAATTTATTGATCTCGTTACGCACCATATCTGAATATGTAAACGTATCAAACAACCCTTGTGTAAAATTGTTAAGTGTTGGCAACAATTCAGATACAAACTTTTGGAATAATGTCGATACTACTATGCCCATCTTTGCCATGCGGTCATTAAACTCTGCCGCTTCTACCGCTGCTTTGGTGCTTGCGTTACCAAATGAATCTAAATCATTTCGGATTTGTTTAATTACATCTGAGCCTTGATTTAAAAACGGGATCATTCCTGCACCCGCTTTACCAAACAATTCGACAGCTAGTGCCGTTTTGTTTAGTCCATCACGGTACTGTGAGAACTTATCCGATATTTGCAGTAACGCATCTTCTGAGTTTTTAAATGTAGACGGGTCTAAGCCCATTGACTTAAAGGTTTGCGCTGCAGCTTCTGAGCCTGTGTTTGCTTCACTAATTGTGCGGGTTAACTTAACTAATGACCCCGCCAGTTCATCGATGCTCATGCCTTCGATTTTGGCTACCTTGCCAAGCGAACTTAAACTTTCTACGGTAACGCCTATCTTTTGAGAAACTTCGTCTAACTTGTCTAGTTCATCAATGCCTTTCTTAATCAGTACGGCTAACCCTGCTCCGGCTGCTGCCGCTGCCAAACCAATTTTAGGTAAGGCATTAACTAGCTTATCTACGCCCTGCATAGCGGTCTTAATACCCGCTTGAAAGTCTGCGGTATTTAATCCTAATACTACGCCTAGTCGTGCAATGTTTGCCATTATGTACCCTTAAACAAAACCGCAGGTGCGTCTGGACTCATTAACGCAAATGCTAAAAGATTCTGACTTGCTTGCTCTTTCTTCTCTTGTTCTGTTTGTGGCGGGTACAAATAATCATAAGCGTTTGGAATAATGTCTTTCAGTTTAAAAGGTGACTTTCCTTTCGGCAACATCTTATTAAATTGACCTGCCGTAAGTGTACCTAAAACTTCAAGTATTCCAAGGTTGCCAATTAGACCTGCATGAAACATAACCGCAATGTCTGAAAAGGTTTCCTCATCTACTGTAGCTGGGTCTGTCCCGTGGGCTGTCAGATAAGCCTTTACTTGCCTACGGACAGACCGAATTACTTTCCCTTGGTGGTATTGTAGTTTGGACTAACCGTTTCTCCAATCAATTCCATCAATTGCATTTGAATAGCGAATGGAAACAACTCATCCACCATGTCATAAGTCACGGTAGACATATCGAAACCTTCTTCTTCTGGCACTAATAACCGGATCATTTCCGTTACCCGTGCCTGAATAAGCACCTTAGATTTAGCTGCTTCACGCAATGAGCGCCCGTCAATAATTACATCATTGTCTGTTACTTGTACGGTATCGGATGATTCGGTAAAGTCTTTAGATAATTCTTTATAGAACTTTTCTACCGCTGCATCATCTGCCGTTTTAAGTCGTTCAAACATAGCGTCCGATTCTGCCGTTAGCGGCACACGGACTTTAAACGTATGACCGTTAAACTCAAACGACCTTGTACGCAATGCGTCTTTGTTAAATTTCGTTCCTAGTGCTTGTGAAAATCCGTTCATAATTTAACCCTCTTGGCTTGTTTTGCTTTGTATTTTTCTAAACTAAATTTAAGTGACTCACCTAAACTGGTGGCTACACCCGTAGAACTACTTTCTAATGCAGGTCTTAAGTATGCTTTGCCGGGTGTTTTAGCTGTACCAAATTCCATAGCTGTAGCCCTTGCATCGCTTGCAATGCCCTGTTGTTTCTCGCCTGTCTGTAAATTTGTAAATTTACGTTTAGCTAATTTCTTGCCTGATGCCGTAGTAACAGCACCAATAACAATATCGCCGGGATAAATGTATTTAGAACGCTTGTCTTTATTGCTTGGTTTGCGTGTTTCAACCTGTAGGCTTGCAGCTAGACCGCCAGTATCTTTAGGCGCTAGTACTCTTGCGGTTTCTAATACTGGCTTCATAGACTTACGAACAGCGTTACGCAATATATTTTGTGCGTCTTTTTCGCCAAAGTCTTTTTCAATTTGCTGAAACAAATCTTTTAATTCTCTTGCGCCTTCAAACTCAACTTTAAATGCCGTTGCCATTACCGTCACCCTTAATGAGTTTATGATAAATGGAGTTGTTTAGTTGAATGACGTAATCGGTTATTTCGTCCGGTGTCATTTTGTCTGCGTGGTTAGCAGCGATTGAATGGGCTAAGTTAATGCCCGTGATGCGTTGCTGTGCAAAGCCAAACCAATTCTTTGTTCCGCTGTTGGCTTGGGTTAGCAAATAAGCTAGTAGTTCTTGATTGTTTTGTATTGTCGTTTGCATATTTTATTTTTCTTGTTTCGGTGGCGTATACGGATTGTACTTTGCAAGGTAGCGCAAACATACTTCGTCTACGCTGCCTCGCTCTGCTTCTTTCAATGCTGCGTCCACTTCTGCGGCATCAACAATACAACCTTGCGCCACAACATCCAACGATTGATAGGTTGTTGACAATAGTTTGATTGCGGCTTTTAAGGTCATGTGTTGTTACTCCAACCGTATTGATTGCCTCTTGGATGAATACTAAACACACACTTAGCTTCAGCACCGGGCTGTGCGTCAATCTGGAATTGACTGACACGACCATTAAAAGCATAAGCAATAGTGTTAGCACCCTCTACCGCAGCAATAACAAACGTGCGATCAATCACGCCGCTTTCAGCATCACCTCGAATAAGCAACAATGCCGCATCGCTTGGATTCCAAGGCGCAGTAATTGTCAAACTTGTTGGCGCTGACTGTGTTGGTATCTTATCCGACTGCCGACTTCCGGCAATTGAAAAGTTAGCCATTGCGTCATCTTGACCAAACGCAGGAACAGCCTCGACATTAAGTGCCAAGCCTGATGCGCCTGTACCGTTAGCGACTGCGCCAACAATGGTAGCCACTTGCGCTGTCCAAACGGATAGGTTAGCGGTTGATAGTGCTGTTGGCGTAGCGCCTGACTGCATCCATAGGGACGCTGCAAAGCCGGGTAGTACTTTATTTGGAATAGCCATTTTAAGCCCCGTTATGCGTTGTTAGACCAACCGAACTGGTTGCCCCGTGGGTGAATTGTGAA